AACATAATGACAAGTTCATAATATAATGGCAAAACTTTTTGGTTTTAAAATTGAGGATACAGAGAAGAAATCCGCTTCAATTGTCAGCCCTGTTCCTAAGAATAATGAGGACGGGGTTGATAATTATATTTCTAGTGGGTTTTATGGTCAATACGTAGATATTGAAGGTGCATATCGTAACGAACACGAATTAATTAAGAGATATCGAGAGATGGCTTTACACCCAGAGGTGGATAAGGCTATCGAAGATGTTGTTAATGAGGCAATTGTCACAGATTTATATGACTCACCAGTAGAAGTAGAGTTATCGAACCTTAATGCCAGTGAAGGCATCAAGAAAAAAATTAGAGAAGAATTTAGATATTTAAAAGAAACAATGGACTTCGATAAGAAGTCTCACGAAATTTTCCGTAACTGGTATATTGATGGTCGTTTATATTACCTTAAAGTTATTGACTTAAAGAATCCTCAAGAAGGAATTAAGGATCTAAGATATATTGATCCGATGAAGTTAAAGTATATTCGTCAAGAGAAGAAAGAAAATAATGATGTTAATTCAAGATTAAGACCAGAAAAACAATCTGTTCCAAATCCACAGTTTGATGAATATTATCTTTATACATCAAAACCAAACTTTCCTACAGGAATGATAACTCAGGCAGGTAAGAATGCTGTCAAGATATCAAAAGATTCAATTACATATTGCACATCAGGATTAGTAGATCGTAATAAGAACAGAGTTCTTTCTTATCTACAGAAAGCAATCAAAGCACTCAATCAATTAAGAATGATTGAAGATAGTTTAGTTATTTACAGACTATCAAGAGCACCAGAAAGAAGAATATTTTATATTGATGTTGGTAATCTACCAAAAATTAAAGCAGAACAATACCTCAAAGAGGTAATGAATCGTTATCGTAATAAACTTGTTTATAACGCACAGACTGGTGAGATTCGTGATGACCGTAAATTTATGTCAATGATGGAAGATTTCTGGTTGCCAAGAAGAGAAGGTGGTCGGGGAACAGAAATTACAACTCTACCAGGTGGTCAAAATCTTGGAGAACTTGCTGATATCGAATACTTCCAGAAAAAATTGTATCGTGCATTAGGTGTACCAGAATCAAGAATTGGTGCCGATAGTGGATTTAATTTAGGTCGTTCATCAGAGATATTAAGAGATGAACTTGGATTTGCAAAATTTGTTGGACGTTTAAGAAAACGTTTTGCAGCGATGTTCAACGATATGCTCAAGACTCAATTAATTCTTAAGAACATAGTAACTCCAGAAGACTGGTCACAAATGGAAGATCATATTCAATATGATTTCTTATATGATAATCAGTTTGCAGAACTCAAAGAATCAGAGATGTTACAGAATCGTTTGGCTAATCTTGCAACGATTGAACCATATATTGGTAAGTATTACTCTACAGAATATGTTCGCAAGAGAGTTCTTCAACAAACTGATCAGGAAATTGAAGAAATTGATATGCAGATTGAAGATGAGATTGAAAAAGGTATTCTTCCAAATCCAGCAGAGGTTGATCCAATTACAGGAGAACCATTACCACAAGGACAAGATTTAGGAGAAGTTCCTACAGATGAAGATCCAGATGCTTCTGCTGCAAAGGTAACAGACGCAGAATATCAAAAGGATACAAAAACAGCGGAGATTTAAATGCCTTTATCAATGACTGGTTTGGGGGGAGGAGCAACTTCACTTTTTCGTGCTGGTGCTGGAGGTGGTGCAGCAGGAATTTTTGGTGATCTTCAATCATTATTAACAACTTTAAATAACGCAAGTAATCCTTCACCAACTAATTCTACTGATATTGGAAATATTCAAGGTTTAATTGAAAGTGCAAATTCTTCATTTAATGTGTTTGCTGTAGTTGGAACAGGCAATTTGTCAGAAAATTTAGCTGGAACAGGAGTTGGTGGTGGTAAAAGAACTCATCAGGGAAAAGGATTTAATTATAATACTAGTGCAGGTAATATTCTCTCAACAGGAAACACTATTGTTGATATGACTGGTGGTTCTAGTTCAGGAATATCTGGTGGTTCTATAATTGATGGTAAAAAATGGATGGCGATGGCACAATTTGATGGTAGTAATTTTGATGGAATTTTATTATGGATATTTACTGGAGATTCTGTTAATAATAGTGGATCTATAGCCAGCGGAAATAGACCAGTTACTAATGTTTTTAGTATTTTTTATCCAGATGGATCCCCCCAAAATGATTATCATCATTTTTATCCTATTGCACTTGATGTTAATGGCACCATTTATTCTAACTTAAATTCTGGTAAAAATGGATGGATGTTTAGTAATAATGCGAATGCTGGATCAACAACTGGATATAATAATACTGGTTCGTTTTCTAGTGATGATGGATTTTGGGGATTTATAATTCCCACGGGATCCTCTTCGGCTTATGTAGATGGAGATTCACCTGGTGAAACCATATTTAGTACAAGCACTAGCAAACCTGGTTTTGGTATGGGAAATTATAATAGTAGTGATACGGGTATGCAATATAGTTATTGGAATGGACAGCAAGACAATAATACTAATTTTTCAGGATTTGTATTCAGTGGTGATGCATAAACGGAGATAAATTATGAAATCAATGAGTGGATTCGGTGGTGGTGTTGCTTCACTCAGTATGAAGAGTGCTGGTGCTGGAGGTGGTGGAGGAATAGTTACTAACAACTTAGTTCTACATTTAGATGCGGGAGATAGTAATTCTTATTCTGGATCTGGCACTACTTGGACTGATTTAAGTGGACAAGGTAATCATGCAACCTTAATTAATAATCCTACTTATAGTTCAAATAATGAAGGGTATTTAAATTTTGATGGTAGTAACGATTATGCAACTCTACCTAATATGGATTTAACAGGTAATGAAGCTACCTTTAGTATCTGGACTTATTGTACAACCACTGCTCAAAGTGCTGCTTTAATATTTTTAGGTGACTCTACTGCACCTCATGGAAACGGTAGAATATTAAATGTTCATTTACCTTATGAAGTAACTGGAGGTCAATATTATTTTGACAAAGGACATGATGGCAGTTCAAGTGCATCTTATGACAGAATAAATGGTTATCTATCAAGTAGTTTATATCTTAATCAATGGGTGAATTGGGCATTTACAGCAAATGCTGCTACAGGAAGCATGAAAGTATATCGTAATGGTTTACTATTTGATAGTGGTACTGGAAAAACAAAAACCTTTTCCAACTCAGATGGTGACATGAAATATATTGCATATAGTGGAACTAATCATTATGAAGGTCATATATCAAACCTTCAAATATATAAAAAAGAATTGTCGCAAGCAGAAGTAACTCAAAATTTTAATGCAATGGCATCAAGGTTTGGATTGGGTGAAATAGTTACTAATAACTTAGTTCTACATTTAGATGCTGGTAATAGTAGTTCATATTCTGGCAGTGGCACTACATGGACAGATTTAACTGGTAATGGTAATAACGGAACTTTAGTAAATGGTGTTTCATATAGTAGTTCAGATGGAGGATATTTAAGCTTTGACGGAAGTAATGACAGAGTTGACTTCTCAACATACGTTCAACCTGCATACACATCTTCAAGTTCATTTACTTGGTTTATTTGGGTATATCCTACTACTTATAGTAACAATGACGTAATAATGGGAAATCGTGTTGTATCTGGATCAAATGTCTGGACAAAATTGACTCCATCACGTTTTGAATGGAAATATCCTAATCATTTAGATGGCAGCGGAACCGACGTGACTCAAAATCAGTGGCAAAATATTTGTATTGTTAAAAATGGATCATCATTTACTTATTATAAAAATGGTACTTCAATTGACACTATGACATCAACTGCTTCTAAAAATTATACAAATCCTTTTTATTTGGGAGGTGATCCATCTTATGGAGAAAATCCTGCTTGTAGAATATCTATAGTGGCAGTTTATGATTCAGCACTCACAGCATCTCAAGTTCAACAAAATTTTGATGCAACAAAAGGTAGATATGGATTGTAGTGATCTCTTAAATGTATAAATAAGTATATTGCAATAAATTAATCTTATGGAAGATCTTGTGGATTTGATCGCAACTGACGCTAGTGCTAGTGATATTTCCGATAAAATAAAGGAAAGATTGTAT